GTCTATTTAGTTCTATCAGTGTTGAGACAACACTAGCATCTAGTATATCCAACGTTGCTACCAGTATGACAGTAGCTGCGGGAACAGGCACCACCTTACTTGGTGGTGTGACTATTACTTCAGGTGACCAATTTACCGTTGCTCTAGATCCAGATACAGCCAATGAAGAGATTGTCTTTATCACAGCAGCAGCAACAGATACATTCACGATTTCACGGGGTGAAGCAGGAACGAGCAATATCGCTCATTCTGGCGGAGCTACTGTGAAGCACGTTCTGACCTCCGATGATCTAAACGCATTTGAGGCCGGATTAACACAAGAGCAAGAACCAATTCCAACCTCGTTTCTATTTATGGGAGCATAAACAATGGCAACAACATACAAAGTACTGGGGCAATCAGCCCCATCAGCAACATCTTTAACAACTTTGTACACAGTTCCTTCTGCCACTTCAACGATTGTATCTACGATTACTGTAGCTAATCGGGCAGCAACGGCTGGTACATATCGCATAGCAGTAAGAGTGGCTGGTGCCTCCATTGCTAATGCTCAATACGTTATCTACGATGCTTCGCTCTCAGCGAACTCTACAGATACTATGACACTTGGAATCACATTGGCTGCTACAGATGTTGTATCTGTATACGCATCCACTGCTGACTTCACATTCAACGCCTTCGGAACGGAGCTATCTTAATATGGCTATAGGAAGAATTCCAGAACCAGGGACTGGTATCCCTGAATCTATCATTGCTGCTAAGGGTGACATCCTCACCGGTACAGCTAATGATACCCCTGCTGTTCTCTCAGTAGGCACAAACGGACACACACTTGTAGCGGATTCTAGTACCGCAACGGGCCTTGCCTACTCTGCTGGAATTCCTGTCGTTCTTGATGCTGAAACTGCCACATACACAGTTGTCTTAGGTAACGCCTATCAATTGGTCACAATGTCAGTTGCCTCTGCTAATGACTTCCAAATTCCAACTAACGCCAATGTTGCTTTTCCAGTAGGAACAGTTATTAATGTTATTCAAATTGGTGCAGGTCAAACAACTATTAAAGCTGTAACCTCAGGAACTACTACCATCTCATCAACTGGAGCAACTGCTACTGCACCTAAACTAAGAGCGCAATATTCGGCTGCATCCTGCATTAAGGTCGCTACCGATACTTGGTATGTGGTAGGAGATATTGCGTAATGACTTTACTAGGGATTATTGCTTCATCTAATTTTGTTCCACAAACATTTACTGTTGATTATTTAGTAGTAGCAGGTGGTGGCGGTGGTGGTGGTGGATTTAGAGCTGGCGGTGGCGGAGCAGGCGGTATGCGTTGCACAGTTACTGCAACTGGCGGTGGTGGTACTTTAGAAACTGCTTTAAGTTTATCACCTAATACAAATTACACTGTAACTGTTGGTGCTGGCGGTGCTGCAAGTAGCATAAATAGCAATGGTAATCCTGGTGTTAATTCAGTATTTTCTACAATAACATCTACTGGCGGCGGTTATGGCGGTGGTAATTGGGATACTGCTAATGCTGGTGGCCCTGGTGGTTCTGGCGGTGGTGGTATTGGTTCTAACCCGACTGGTGGTGCAGGTGGTACAAGAACTGCATCTCCAGTACAAGGATTTAATGGCGGTGCAGGTTTTAGTGGTAACACAGCTCGTGGTGGCGGCGGTGGTGGTGCAAGTGAAGCAGGAAAAGCTGGTGATGCTGGCGCAAATCCTAGTGATGGTGGAAATGGTCAAGCCACTTCTATATCAGGGTCATCTGTTACTTATGGTGGCGGTGGTGGTGGCGGAAGATATGACCTTGTCCCTGTTAACGGTGGTCAAGGTGGTACTGGTGGCGGTGGTAATGGTGGTGGTTATGTTTCTGATTACCAAAGCGGCTCGGCTGGTAGTGTAAACACTGGCGGTGGTGGTGGCGGAACATCTGGAACAACTAGCGCAAATACAGGTGGTGCAGGTGGTTCAGGCATAATCGTCTTGCGATATCCAGATACTAGAACAATTACATTTGGCGCAGGCGTAACTGGAACAGAATCATCACCAAGTGGTGGATATAAACGAGCAACAATTACTGCAGCAACTGCTGGAAATGTGAGTTGGTCATAATGGCACATTACGCTTGGTTAGATGAAAACAATATAGTTGTTAATGTAACTGTTGGTGTTGATGAAACAGAACTAATCAATGGATTAGATACTGAAACTTTTTATAGTCAGGCAACAGGTCATAACATCAAACGCACCAGTTACAATTCTAAAATTAGAGGCACTTACGCTGGTATTGGATTTACCTATAATCCTGATGAGGATATATTTGTAACTCCACAACCATATCCATCTTGGATTAGGTCAGGTTCTTTCTGGAATCCACCAGCACCTAGACCTACCGAAGGCTTTTGGACTTGGGATGAAGCTAGTCTAAGTTGGGTTGAAAGCACAATCCTCTGAGATTGTTCTTGGAGGATAGCTGGTTTTGTAGCGGATAGTGCGACAGCAACAGGATTGAAATGGGCTGCACCTGCTGCTGGTGGAAAGGTGTTGCAGGTTGTTAGTGCAACAACAACAACCTCAACCACCATTAGTTCATCAACCTTTACAGATACAACTCTTACCGCAACAATTACGCCAACTGCTGCTACATCAAAGATTCTTGTTTTAATCACTCAAATGTCATATTCAAACAAAGCTGGTGTAACAATTTATTCACAGGGCAGAATTATGAGAGGTGCGACAAGCGTTTTTGAAAACACTTATATTCACGGATTTGGAGTTCCAAATGCAACTGGCACTATTGAATTCTTTACGACTTGGGCGCCTGCTTATTTAGATTCACCATCAACAACTTCAGCCACAACATATAAGACACAACAAGCCTTACAAACAACGGGAAGCCTTGTGTGTCAATTTGGAAGTAATCCATCCTCAATCATTCTTATGGAAATAGGTGCATAATGAATTATTTAGCAAAAGCAATTAGAAAATTAAAACCAAACGCTGAGTTTTCTTTTAATAATGATGATTACAGCACAATTAAATGGGATGTGCTTGAAGGTAATGCACCAACCCAGGCAGAGATAGATGCTGCTATTGAGCAAGTAAAAGCCGATGAAATAGCAGAAGCCGAAGCAAGGGCTACTCAAAAGGCAGCCCTGCTAGAACGGCTTGGAATCAGCGAGGATGAGGCAAAACTACTTCTAGGCTAGGCACAATTCCTCAAGATTATGCTTATAGTCCTAGAGCAACTTTAAGGTCATCAACGCTTAAGCCAACACTTGCTAATTTTTGAGCAACTGTTGGTTGTGGCTTTACATAATTTTTGGCTGCTTCTAAAATTTGATCTAAAGAAGGTTGTGGCTCTGTATTATCCCATAAGACAATTTCCTCACCACTTAAAACCCAACCTGAATCAAACCCCAATGCAGTTAAACCTTCAACAATTTGTGTGTGCATAATTATGCTCCTATTTCAATTAATATAATTGCGCTTGCACTGTCTTGTTGTTGTACTGTGACGCTACTAGTGTTAATTTCGTTTCTAAATTGTGTTTTATAGGTTATTGCAGATGTGCTCGCAGGTGAATCTAATTTTACTAAAGTTGTGCTGCCAACCCTGTTGGCAACGTTTGTTTCGGTAAAACCAATTTGTTTGCTAATAGAAATTTCAGTTGAATCTCTCATTAATCTTATTTGCATATTATTATCAATATTGCCTGTTGTTTTTGTGCAACCTGCTTGGTTGGCTATTACCAAAATTTTAGAAGTAGCAGAACTTGGTGTGATTGTTGCTGTCAAGTTAGTATCTATAAAAGTGTTAGAAGTGCTTGTGGTAAATGTTGTCGTTGTGCCTTCTACTACTTGCAACACCTTTCCACCAGCAGCAGGAGCCTGCCATTCCAGCCCTGTTGCGGTAGCACTATTCGCTACGATACTTGCGATGGGGATTGTTCCAGGCACAATTGCTAACGATTCTGCTTGACACAAGAATAATCCTGAATATAGACTGCTAGGACTATGGAACAAATACCGCTAGAAATCATAAAAGAAAAACTAAAAGACCGATATGAAACTCAGGGCTTCGCTGATGCTCTGTTTAGAAATGACTTCAACTTGCTAGTACGCCTAGGAGTTCATCCACAGGTAGCTACAACTGAAGATCTGCAACGACTGGTAATGACAGTTAAAGCTGCTTCCACTAAGGGAACCTATGCAGCGAGGGTACGTAGTATCTTTAAATCTCTTCGTAAGATGGGGTTGATTGATAATATGGCTGACCTTGATCTACCTAATGTCCGTAAGGGCAGAGGATTACCTCACCCATTAACACCTGGGGAAGCCGAACTAGTTATGACTAAGGCTGATATGCCTATGAGGGACTGGTTCATAATAGGCTGTAAAGCGGGCCTACGGGCTATGGAGGTGGCAAACCTTCGTGGGGTAGACCTAGAGAAGGTAGATGATGGATACATCCTTAGAGTGGCAGGTAAGGGCGGAACAGACCTATCTGTACCGGTGGCTGAGATAGTCGCTCAGACAATCTTAAAGCACGAGACCTCTGGGAAGATCTGGTCGGTTACACCTAACAGATTAACCAAGCTCTGCTCACTGGAGATGAAGCGTTTAGGTATTCCAAAGAAAACCTTTCACGCTTGTCGTCACTACTTTGCTACCAATATGCTTGAAAAATCTGGCGGAGATTTACTAGCCGTTAGAGATCTAATGAGACACTCATCAGTTGCAACCACTCAGGTCTATACACAACTTGCTAGTGGCAGAACGAGGTCATTAGTAAATCTTCTATAAGGAGAACAATGGAAATACTCCTAGCCTATCTAGGATTTATTTGCGGTTTAACAATTGGATACATACACGGGAGGTCTAAATGAGTTACGGTTCTGATATCACCGAGGGCATCCCGTATGTACTTTCCAATCCATCTGGTGCTACTAACTATTCAGCTACTGGTGTTAACTACGATATGGCTATTGCCGGTCTGCCATTCTTTATTGGGGCAACTGATGATTCACCATATCGTAGAGTAACTGCCCAGTACCGTAAGCAACAGTATGACCAAACCCGTGAGGCTGGAGAACAGTCCCTTACTGGTTGGTGGTTTAGATCGCAGTCATCATTCCACTATGGCGCTGGTATTAAATACTTTGAACCAGCACAGGATGAGTCACTTCGTTTCCAGTACACAGAATCTAAAGGTTGTGATGTCTTTACTAAAGGACAGGTAACTTTACTTAATACAACTGTTAGAGCTAGGACTGCAACAGCAACTAACCTATACCTATTTGGTGCTAGAGATAATGCTAATAACGTAGATGCAGTTGTCTTTACTGAAGGAGTTGACCTAAAGAAACTTACTATGAGTGGTGATACACCCACCATTACTACCTATACCTTAACAGCAGCTCCACACACACTTGATTTTATGGCTCTAACCTCTGATGGTACTAGATACTTTGCTGCAGATAATGACAAACTTCATAGAGGTAATATCTTTGG